AATATGAATATTGTGGTCTAGGAAATTCCTAAATTCCTAAATTCCTAATTTCCTAAATTCCTAAGTTCCTAAATTCCTAAATTCCTAATTTCCTAAATTCCTAAATTAGGAAGTTCCTAAATTAGGAAATTCCTAAATTCCAATTTTGCTCCTTTTTTGCAAAAATTAATTAAATTTCGCACTAAAATTAATAAATTGGAAATTCCTATTTTCCAAAATTCCAAAATTCCAAATAATTGTACATCTTGGAATAATATTCCTAAATTGAGAAATATTGGAAATTGCTAACTTCCAATTAATCTGTCATTTTGCAATAAAAAGTTAAAAAATTGGAAATTCCAAAATTTGGAATAATTTATCATCTCCAAATTTAAATTGGAGAAGTTTATAATATTGGAAAATTGGAAATTTGGAATAATTTGTCATCTGGAGATATTAATAGTTAATAGCTTTTAATTTGAAAATTAATAACTTTCCAGAACCAAAACTCCAATTAAAAGCTGCAAAGTTACTAAACATATTTGAGAGTTCTTTAAATTAGAGAGTTATAAGTTATTAAATTTTATAGCTTTCGGGAACCAAAACTACAGTTTAAAGTTATATAGTTACTAAACATATTTGGAAGTTATTATATTTCTCCAGTTAGGATTTTTTGCGTTTGGAGCTGGAGAAATTGGAAGTTTAGAAAGAAAGATTTAAATAGCAGGAGAAAGCATTTTTTATATGTAGTGAGGAGTATCTTTCTCCTTTTTATTATTTTTTTATTTTTATTATTACCATTATAGAAAAAATATATTAATATATTATTATAGTTTGTTAATTTATAAGTTTGTAAATTATGCAGCTATGTAATTTGCATATTATATAATTTGTTAATTATCATATTGCATAACTATGTAGTTAGTAAATTATTATATTATAAGTTATAAGTTAATAGTTATAGTCAGATCCAAAATAGGTTATTTTACGCAATTTTACCGTTCGTAAACAATTTTTCTCTTCTAGAACGAGATAAATTGGAGGAATAAAAATAAGTTGTTTTTATGAACCATAATTTGCATATTTTAAAAATTTCAAGTTATGTAATTACAATTTTCAGTTTTATTTAGCAGGAGCTAAAGAAATTGGAGTAAAAGGATCAGAAATAAAAGTCACAAAACTACAAAGATAAAAAGACAAAGAAAACTTTAAATATAGGTTTTGACATACATTAATTTGAGAAAGAAAGAAAGCCCGCACTCTGGCTCGTTTTTCTCCTTTTCCAAATAAAAATACAAAGCTTAGCCAATTTGGAATTATCTCGTTTTTCTCATAAAAATGTAAAAAACAATAATTGCGAAAAAAATGTAATTTTTGAGAAATTTGAAATTTGTAAATTTTTCCAAAAAAACGAAATAATTCATATTTGTGAAAAAAATGAAAAAATGAAGAAAATTGGAATTTTCAGATTTTCTATGCAGGTTTGAGAGAAATTGGAAATGATGTCGAAAGTTTGAGATTTTTAAAAGTATAAAGATAAAAAGCTAAAGAAAACTTTATAAAGGAGGAGATGTACAAAGTATAATTGGGGAAAAATATGATAACACAAAGTTTAAAAATTTCACAAGAACAAGCTAAGTCAATAAAACAATTAGCCCAGTTTTTTGGTAATTGGGCCGAATTTGAATATGCAGGTATAATATTTGAGTTTTGGATAATGAAGATGCCGATAAACAATGATAATGAAAAAATTGGTGAAGAAAATGTTTATGGGATAATTTGTAAGAGTTCTTGTAACAATTCGTTATGGTTTGAAATACAACATCAGAGTTACTTTGATTAAACTATTTTTTTTATTTTTTCTTATTTTTCTCCATACTATTTCTTATTTTACAATTTAGCCAAGATTATCGGTATTTTTTTTCAGTTTTATGATAAAAATACAAAGCAGGTTAAAATTGTAAGATATTGTTAGTAACATTAAAGAAAATGAAAGATAGAGATGTAAAAAGCTAAAGAAAAATTTATATATGTGTTTTGACATAATGTATATTGGGGAAAACAAAATGAACGTGCAAAACAAACAAGAAAAAGAATTAAATGAAAAGGTAAATCAAATATTGGAAAAGGTAAAGGAGGAGGGTGAAATTTTTTTAGTTACCCTTACTCCTGAGCAGTTGAGAAGTACTGGATTTGAAGAAGATGAGGACTTCTGGAATTTCGAATATGTATTCATATATGTTCAATATGACGGAGTATACAAGATAAAGTACGAATTTAACGGTGACCCGTCAAATGTACTGTATGAAACTATAGACGATATAGGAAGTTTCAAAGATTTTGTAGAAGTTTTGAAGAAATATCTTAGTTTCAGAAAATATTGATTTTTTTATTTTCTCCAATTTTTTTTAGCTTATTTTTTTCTTTTTGAGTTTCTATTTCCCCAATTTCATTTTCCAAATTAGCCTAAACTCTGGAAAATTTTTCTCAGTTTCCAAATACTAATTGTAAATGTATAAAAATTGTAGACACAAAGATAAAGATGTCTTTAAATTTGTCGTAAGATATATTTTGTTTTTAGTGATTTTAGATGGTCTTAACTAAAAAGATAGAAAAAGTTGAGACATATTTTTGTGAAAAATGTGGTAAAAAATTATTAGAAAAATTGTCAAACAAAAATAATATAATTTATAACGGTTGTGACCATTACATTTGGTATATTCTTCCATATGATTATTATCAACAACAATCGATTGTGGAAGGTAAGAAGTATGTGGAATGGCTGAAGAAAAATAAAGAGTTAATGGTCCAAAGTGGAAAAGAAGTATATTTTCTGATGAAAAAGTAATTATAGTTTTTTAATTTCTAATTTGTAAATTCAGAATTTGCATATTTGCAGTTGTTAATTTCCTAATTTTGGAAAAATTGTATAGAGTTTTTCTCAGTTTACAATTCGAAATACAAAGCAGGTCAAAATTGTTCATTAACGTTAATGACGTTAAAAATAACGAAAGATAAAAAGGTGAAAAGATAGAGATAAATTTATAAAGGGGCAATTACATATGTTATATTGGGGATAAAAAAATGAAAACAATAAATGTGAATGGGACAAAATATTACATACAAACAAAAGATGATTTAATAAGTTTAGTTCATCAGTTGGTAAAACAAGGCTATTCGGTACAACAGATTGCAAAATTATTAGATGTAACCGAAAGAACCGTAAGAAAATATTTAAATGACTGCTGGTAAGTTAGTTATTTTTTTATTTTCCAAATTTCAAGTTATCAATTTTTTATTTTCTAGTTCTACTTTTTCTCATTTTTCAATTTACTATTTAGCCAAGATTATGGAGAATTTTTTTCAAGTTTGAGATAAAATTACAAAGCAGTTAGAAAATACAAGATAACGACAGTAATGTTAAAGAAAACGAGAGATAGAGATGTAAAAAGACAAAGAAAAATTTAAATATGAGAGAAGGGATAATATAAATTGAGGAGAAATGATAGAAAGGGTAAGAACAAAAGATTCAGTTATATATAAATGTGTAGGTTGTAATAAAGTTCTAGGAGAATTAACTGACGTTGGAGAGGTAATTGTAAAGCCAAGTTGTGAACATTACAGATGGATAGAAAGTTCAAGCGAATGTTATTATTATATGCTTCCTGGATGTGGAAGAAGTTATATAAGATGGTTAAAGGAGAATTATGTTTTAAAGCTGGAGTCTCCAGGAACTGTTTTTCTTTTAATTCCAAGACAAAGTTAATTTTTTTATTTCAAGTTTTCAATTTCTAGTTCTTAATTTTTAATTTATAAATTAGCTAAGATTATGGACAATTTTTCTCCTTCTCCAAATAAAAATACAAAGATGATAAAAACTAATTTACAATATGAGTAATATTGCATATTGGACGTTTGAAAACTGTAAAACTGCAGTTTTTTGGGTCTTTTTGATAATTTTCTTCTAGATACAAGGAGGAGAGAAAGTGGAGATGAAGAGATAAAGAGAGTTTTATATTTGTCATAAAGAATATGTAATTTTAGGGGGATAAAAAGATGGGAAATTTAAGAGTTCAAGTTCAATATAAAGATGGAAAATACCCTTACTTTTTCGATAAGGAACTAAATATAACTGGAATAGGTTCTAGAAATAAAGGTAGAGCTATTTATACGAGTGGAAAATTGGTTAAAGAAGAAAATGGAAAAAGTTATATGGATTTTGAACAGATTAGTCCAATAACAGTAAAATTACAAAATGCTAAAATAACGGTTACACAGTCAGGAACTTTAGTAATAAAACCAGAAGAAAGTTCAACACTTTATGTTGTAGAAATTCCAGGCGGATATAGGGGAAGTCCTACTACTGAAATTCTATATGGAGATTGCCAAAAGACTAGTATATTAATGTCTCCTGCTGGAAGTTTAGGCGTTATAGAACATCTTTGGTGTAATGGAAATGCAGAATTTTTGTACAGTATTTCTGGTAGAACTAGAACTGCTGGATTTGAAAATTTAATTGAATTATTTGGAGAAAATTTGAATGGAAGAATAATGATAAAAGATGGAAATGTTAAAGTAATTTATGATGAGGAATTAGATAAATTACTAAACGATTCTTAGGAGGGGAAGAAAATGACATTAACAAAAGAACAAAAAGAAATTTTGGAAAGAATGTATAATAGGATAGATTATATTATTCAAAAGTATAAAGAGTATTTAGATGCTTTATCTGAATTTGATAAAAATGGAGTATTGAAAATTCATGGGAAAGTTCTTTATGTAAGAAAATTCGATAAAAAGGTGAATAAATAATGAATGTAAAATTAGAAAATTACGGGAATATGATAATATATAAATGTCCAAGATGTTATAGAGAATTAATAATTAAAGAGAATGGATATTTTGCATTTACTAATAATTGTGAGCATTATAAAGTTTATATATTACGTTCTAACGATATTATTCCATGCCAAAAAGATAAAAAAGAAGCCGAATTTATAGATGATAATGGATGGATGTATGTAATTTGTAAAAAGTAATCATGGTGAGATAATGTTTCTAGATAATGAGGATGATTTACTTGGAAATGTTACAATAGAAAAACATAATGATTATTTTGAAATTGTCTTTACGAAAAGTTACAGATGTACAATTTCAAATTATAAGGAAGGATATTGTTTAGTAGAACATATAAATAACGGCTGGCTTTCTGATGTTTATTTTATATCTTATGAAAAACTTGGAGCCAAAAATCTTGGTGAATTATTTTGTTTGTTAATGAAAAAACCAAGAGAAATTGTAAAATTGCTTACAGAGAATGATATACCAATAGACAAACTTATTGTGAAATATTTTGATAACTAGTATTGATTATTTTTTTAATTGTCATTTTTTAACTTTAATTTATGGAATGTGAAATATGGAAATATTTTCTTCATGGAAAGACACATGACCTTTATGGACTAATAATTCTCTTTATTCTATCTTTTATTCTTTATTTTACAGTTCAAACTGAAATTCAAAAGATAATTACAATCTTTCAGCTTATAATTATAACTGGAATTTTTGTTGATTTATGGTCTCATTGCTTCCATCATTAAAAAATGAAAAAAATAGATTAGCTTAAAATATCTTTTTTAATCTATCTACAATTTTTTCTATATCTTTTACGAGCGATTTTACAGTACTTACATCACTTTCTGGAAGTTCTAATATTAGTCTTTGTGTAACAATTTGTCCTAAATTATCTATCAGAAATTGATAGCTTTGAACAATATATGGGTCTGGAGGATAATTCACATAAATTCCAGTCTGATATTCATATTCCACAATCTCCGTAAAATCATAAACTACAGTAAATAGATTCTGATTTAATGGAGTTACTTCCAATAATTGTCCAGATAAACTTTGTAAATTATTAAATCCGTACTCTGGAGCTATAATTACAGAGTTTGGTGGAATTTGGAAGACAAAAGCTATAGTTCTATTGCTCAATTTATTCCTTACAATTGCTAAAGAATAAAGTGGAATATTATTCAAATTAGTTATGAAGTTTGACAAATCATTAGCAAAGTAAACCTCAGCAAATGCATTACCAAATAGATATTGTGGAATTGTATAAGTCTGTCCATTTAATGTTATTTCTGCTCCTCTGAGGAGAGATACAAGTATTGAAGAATTTGTTTTGTTTTGCATTATCCAATCTACTCTTCCTTGTGATTGATTGTATGTATAATATAGAGTCAATTTTTCATTTTGCCATAGTAAATTGGCATTTTGTGGTATAGATGTATCGACTTTGATTTGTTTTATATCTGTATATGTTTTCCTCATTTTTATCAAAATATAATTTTAATTATGACATTAAAAAGTTAATATACTCCTAAATCTTCAGAATTGTATATTCTTATTTTATTTTCTCTTATTTTTTCTGACAAAATTATTAGTCCGTTAGCTATTATTTCATTAATTTTCTCATTTCCATTTACATTTTCTATTTCAAAAATTACTTTAATAATTATTTTATTCCCTTTCTTGGAATAAATTATCATAACTTAAAATAAGAATAAAAATGATTTTAAATATGTCATATTTCTAAACAGAATATGATTAGATATGTATATAGTTTTACGGGAATTGGATAAAGAAAAATTTAGGAAAAATATCATTACATGGTTAGACGGTGATGATGTTATTGAAAGTTGTTTTACTGATTTTAAATATGTTGTTACAGAAACAGTAATCCAAATGATTTCTGAAGTTGTAGAAAAAGATGATTGGAATTTACAATATTTTAACGAAAAGGAATCAGAAAGATTATTTAAGGCATTTATGGAAAATTCTAAAATTACGATTAGATTAATTAAACAGATTGATGAAGTAAATTATGTATTTGATGAAATTATTGTTGAATTTGATTTTTCGGAAATTGAGAAAAAAGAAATTGTGGAAATATATCTAGATAATATACTTAATGAATGTCAATATTTAGAAAGATGTATATTTGATAGTTTAGAAGAATTAAATATAGATTTAATAACAGAACTTCTTAGTGACCAAATTTATCAATTTTTAAGTCCTGAGGAAATAAAGAAGAAATTTAAAGATAAAATAGAGAAAATTGTAAATAATAAATAATTTGTATTTTTAAAAATTTCTAAATCGAAATTCAAAGATATTTTTATATTTGTCATAAAGGATAAATTGATTCGGGGAAACAAAAAAATGTCAGGTCAAGTTGAAAAAATAGTTTTAAATAAATTAGATAAATTTGAACTAAGTGAAAATATTGAAGAAAGTTTAAGAGAGGATAACATATCGGAAAGTTGTTATACGAATTTCAAAGATGCTTTAGCCGATACAATAATTCAAAATGTTTCTGAAATGACAAAAAAAGATTTTTGGAAATTGAAATATTCTGTGAAAAATATTGAAGAAAAGATATTTGATGCATTTATGAAAAATTCAGAATTCAAGATTTCGATAAAAGAAAAAGATAATAAATTAAATGAAATTGTTGTTAAATTAGATTTCGCAGAAAATGAGAAAAAGCGAATTGCAGAAACATATATAGATACATTGTTAGAAGGTTATTATTACTTAGATATATGTCTTTTTATTGAGATAGAAGAAGAAGTAAATGTAGATACAATTTCTAAGATCTTAAGTAATGAGGTTTATGGTCTGTTAAGTCCTGAAGAAATAAAGAATGAATTTAAAGATAAAATAGAGGAAGCTATTAAGATTGTTTTTGACTATGATACTGATTATGATGGTGATGATGAAGAAGAATGATGTGAAAATATGAATTTCTATATCTCAAGTTCTAATTCATCTTTTTCTTTCTTTATCTTTTTCTTTTCCTTTAAAATTTCATTTACAATTTTGTAATTTCTAATTAATTCAATTGTAAGGCTGTCAAGACCTATCTTTCTTAATTTGTTAGCATATCTTGTGTATTTATTGTCAATTTGCCATTTATTGTATACTAGAATATAAGCGTTCATAACTTCTAGAATTTTTCTGTTAGTCAAATCATATTCAAATGGAAAATGAATCTTGTCTAAAAATTCAAAAAGTTGTTCTTTTTCTTCTTCCGTAATTTTATACCTTTCTCTACTTGTTTTTTGATTTCCTACATATTTTCTTGTTCCATCAAACCAAAAAATCTCTCTATATGCCATAGTTTTGGAATATGTAGCTGTGTCCATACTATCCGCAAAATCGAAAGCTTGTAGAAAATATGGTGCAGACATTCCAAGGACATGTAGATAAGGGACTTTCCTTCTTACATAATAAACCCATGGAAATGTATAGATTAAAACTTTTAATTTGCTAGATGCTACAAGTCCTCCTATTGCAAAATAGTAAGTATATTGTTTGTAAAAATCTATAGCTTCATCTACATCTTGAATTGGATAGATATGGATAACTGGAATAATTTTTTCTATCCATTCTATTTTTGTATACAAGTATTCAAAATATTGAAAATTTCGTTTGTCTAGAGGAGAAAACATACTTGCAATATCAAGAGAAAAAAAAGCATATGCATCTAATTTTTTGTATTTTTCTAGAATGTCTTTCACAGAAATATGTAGACCATATAATGCAATTTGGTAACCTCCGCTATCTATCCAAGTCTCATTTTTCCATGTCTTTTTTCTAAATCTTAACTGATTAATTAGAATCGGAAAGTCAGTCTTCAGAATATATGATGTTGTTGAACTTAGACCAAAGACAAGTTTCATTATTGTTCTCCATTAATCACCTTCTTTCTTAAGACGTATATAATTCCTCCAATTAAAGGCAATAGTAATATTCTTAATATTGTATATATTAGATTTCCTTCTATTACGAAATTATAGAATATTGGGTTTTGAAGTCCTAGATAAAAGAATATAAATATCTGTAGTGCTAAACTTATTATTACACTTAAAAATAATAATTTATTATTTGTTAATTTTAAAAATGTTAAACTTACAATTAAGAAATTCCAGAAAATGAACAATATACCAGTAAATCCAAATGAAATTGAAAATCCTAAAAGATTTTCTAAAACGTTAGCGATTGTATCAACAGTAAAGATTAACAATAAAATGTTAGGCGTAAGTTTTGTAAATTTTTCTGGGAGAATTCTATCAAATGTAAAGTTTTGAATTAAACGACTTTGAATTATAGCATTCACAAAAAGATAGCTTAGATACCAGATTGGAAATAAAGCAAACAATATATTCAAATTAGAAAAGCTATCTAATATTGATAATATTGTAACTACTAAATAACTTCCAAAATATCCAATTTTTATTGCTTTATTTACGTTCTTTACTTCTCCAGCTATATAACTAATTGCATTTATGAATAGAAACATAGACAAGTCAAATAGTAAGGCTGAAAGTAAGGTATTCGATATTGTGAAGTTTTGTATCTGGAAATGAAAATTTGAGACTGGGAGAAATATTGATACAAGTATCTGTAGAATAGCTAATCCGTCTACTATATAAGCATAAATTGATTTTCTAATTATACTAATTATAGTTATTATAAATAATAATTCTGAAATTAGAAATTTATCAATTAGTGAAATATTAAAATTCATAAGTACTAAATTTGTTAGGACTGGAGCTGAGAATATATACGTTAGCCATAACGAGATTCCGAAAATTGTGTAGAATTTCGGGGAAAATGTATTTCTAATGTAAGCATAATCCCCACCGTTTAATGGAATTTTCTTGGTTAGAATATAATACATTACTAATAATGGAATTTCAAATATTGCTCCTAATATTACAGCAATTAACAAGTTTACATTTTTCATCATTTGAGAGACAAAAATTGGATAACTTATTCCGCTCAAAATTCCCATGTAAAGAAGATTGATAGAAAAAATATCTAATGAATTGAAATTTTTTATAATTCCTGAACTTTGTCTTTTGAATTCCATATCTCAGTTCAAGTTTTATGACTAATTTAAGCCTTTTCAAAAATTTAAAGAAATACATTAATTATGAATTTTTTATTATAATGATAATGGATATTTAATATTTAAAGTTTATAATTTCATTTAAGAAAGAAATTTTAAAATGTCATTTGTATCTTTTAACAATTCTATTTTTTGTCTGGAATAATTTTTCAGATGATAAAGTGCATGTGGAAATTTCGCATTTCCCATTCTATTCATAAATATCATTATTAAAGAATTTTGTTCATATAACATTCTAAACCAGGAAGGAGTAGGGTCAAATGGTAGATATAATAAAACTTCACTTCCATTTTTATTACTTTCTATAGCTTTTATTATAAATGGTTTTTTAATAGAAAATGGTGGGTTACAATAAGAATGATTTGGCCATAATTTTTCTACTGCATTGAATTTAGTTTTATCTAAACAAACGTCTATAAATTTTAATTCATTTGTAATAATATTATAAACTGCTTCAGGTGTTGGTTTATTGTCATGTATAGCCCTTTTCGGATATTTAAGTGTCATGGTTCTATTACATTTTTATTTTTATGACAAATTAAAACGTTATTTAAAATTTAAAGAAATAAAAATGTCCTAAAACATATATAATATTCATGATAAGGGAATATAAACTAAGGAATAATGTAATTGTGAAGATAAACGATAATAAGGCTGAGATAAATGTTAAGAACGAATATAAACTTTTTTTAACTTTATACAAAAATAATGTTATTGCAAAATATAAAGATGTTTCTTTAACAATAAATTATGATAAATTTGATAGTGAAAAATTAGCTAAAAAAATACATGTTATAGTTAAACAGTCTCATAAATTTTCGATATCTCTAATTAATGAAGTTTTGGACTTAATTGTAATTGATAATTTATATAGTGATATTATTGAAGAAATTAAGGAATTAAAAGAGAAAAAAGATATTAATAAATTAAGGAAAGTTTACGATTATTTAAGAGAGATGGAGTGAGATTATGACAAGTTTTCAGGAACAACATTTCTATATAATTGTCAAGGAAGAATTAGGGATAATTTTAGCAGAATGTGTTAGGCATAGTCCGCCAGATTATGCTATTGGTATCAGAAATACTGAATATATAGATATTGTAGAAAAATTTACAGACAAAAAAGAAGCTGAGAAATTGTATAGGAAAATGGTCTTTGAAAAACAAAAGGATAGTTTAAGAAATACTTAAAGTCCGTCTAACGATTTAAAAAGTTGTTTTTTTACAGCTTCATAACTGAAGTTTTCTATCCAAAAGTTATAATTTTCCTCAATTTTTGCTTTATAATCATCTAAGTTATCCAGAACGTTAAGTATTTTATCTACAGCTTTTTCAACACACATTTCCACGCCTTTTCCAATATGAATGGAATTATCTGGAAAAATTATCGGAAATTTACAGGAATCTACAAGTAAGTCTTGTAATTGTGGAGGAAAATATTCTTGCCATGCCCCGCCTTTTGTAGCTACAACCGGGATTTTTGATACAAAAGCTTCCAGACCATTTAACTCGAAACTTCCACCTCTACTAGTTAGTAGATACAAGTCAGATATTCTATACATCTTCACAATATTGTCAAAATCTGTATTTCCAGTTATGTTAAACATTCTGAGGTCTTGAAAATCTGTCCTAGTCCATCCTGACTTTACAAGAAAATAGATGTCATTTCTTTCTTTCTGAAGTTGTTGAGCAATTTTATGGAATATATCAGCTCCTTTTCTAAAATCTGAATGCCAAAGCGAGATAAAGATTAGTTTTATTTTCTTCTCATTTTTGATTTTCTCGATATAACGTATTTGTTCATCCACTTTTAGTTCTTCATCTTTAGCTAAAAGTCTTTCGTTAAAATTATGGACAACTTTGTAGATTGGAATTTTTAATCCAGAGTTCTTGAAAGCATTTACAGACCATTTAGAATTCACAATTATTCTATCTGCATAATTATTTGCATAATCTATAAATTTCTCCGAAATTCTATCACTATCAGCTACTTCAACTCCTACAATTGCACTTGTTTTAGCCCTATATTGTTCAAAAAATGAAAATTCTACTTTTGTCCATTTCCACATAGAATAGAAAAAGGGGTGAATTATAGAAATTGGATGACGGAAAGGGGTAAATTGATAGAATGATAACGCTGGAATTTCGTAAACTATATACTTTTCTTTTAGCATTTTTACATGTTCTTTTGCTACAAATTTGAAAGAAACGTCGTGATGTTGTGGATAAACGTAATAAATTGGAACTGTCAATTTGTCCTCACCAAGCTATTAATACAAATTCTGGAATATGTTTGAAAATTTGTGGAATATCTTCAAGTGTAAATTCCATTCTTTTTTCTCCACATGGAGTTTTTACATAATGTATAGTCCCTAATTTCAGAACGTTAAGATGTAGAATATGATCATGGATAAATATATCAATTGGAAATTCTTTGTAATATTCTTTATCAAGATATGTATTTAATATAATTTCTAATATTGGAATTTGATTTTTCCTAAATATGTAATTTGTTCCAGAGCAAAACGGTCTAATTTCGTTAGCCCAACTATAATAAAGCCAATAACATAAAGTTATTATTCTATTTCCGGGATCAATTTCTCTAATTTTTGGGACTATTAAATCGCTATCTATAATTGCAAGGACGTCATCATCTTGATTTTGTGCAATTTCTAGAATTTTTAATAATTGTTTAGCTATTCTAACCCATCTAATTTCACTATTTGTTTCATTCCAAATTATCTTATCATGAAATTTTTGTTCTAATTGTGGAGTTAAATCGTTAGACGTTTTATCGACAATTACGTAATCAAAATCTAGCTCTGGTAAATGTTTTGTATATCCAACAAATGTAAAGACTTTCATAATTACTTCTCAGTTTCATGACAATTTTAAATATTTTCAAACAAATGTGAAAGTGACAACAATATGCTATATTAATAATATAAGGAATATTGTGTTGTTTACATGTTTCCATGGGAATTTAAGAACAATAAGGGCAATTAATATACATAATATGATATATGAGATATATGGTTTTATTTATGTCATTTTAGAAATTTACACTTATGAGTGTAACATATACATCTATATCGGAATTATTAGCCTCACCATTTCAAAGACTTACATCATCTATGTGGAACACGGCAACACTTCTTCTAATACAACTTTACGAAACAGGAGGAAATGCTGTGACATCAATTCTAAAAAACGGAAACTTGACAATTCCAGGGTCAATAATTGCTAGTTCTGGAAATTTCTACGAAGAAATTTATGTAGATGGACAGCCAGTTCTTACAGAACAAGACCCAATATACATTGCTGGATTTATAGCTACAGCTAATGAACAAATAAATCAAATTGTCTATTCAAATCAACAACTTTATTATGCAATTTTGAAACTTCCTGAAGAAATTTATAATATAATTTCACAAAATTTTGATAATATTTCTAATTCAATTTATTCTGCAATTAATTCAATTTCTGAAAAAATAAGTTTTCCATTTGAAGATGCAATTTATTCTGTAATTTATGCTTTAACTTATTTCTATTTAGCTACAGTTAGTTTAGCTAAAACATTTAACAAACTTTCATTATATTTATCCCCTCCAACAATAGAAGGACTACAATTAGATATAGATACAATACCTTCTCCACTTTATTCAGGCCCAACAATTGAAACTGTAAGAATAATCTTACAAAATTTAAGTAATCAAATAGTTTATATTGGAAATCAATTGTATAATAATTTCCCAATTTTTCCTAATGACAGTATAGAATTACATGTTAATAATCCAAGTAATATTTACGCTTGGGCAACTGGAAAATGTAAAGTTTACGCTCTATTCGAAGTAGTACAGAGTTAGGTGATATTATGCCTATAAATTTCAAAGATTATTTCTGTAAGTTAGAATGTTGTTATTGGCATGAATTTGAACAAGCTTATGGAAAATTAAATGTAAAAGATAGAACAGTTACGATAATTGGTAATGATTGTGGAAGTACAGTGTTATACTTTTTACTAAAAGGTGCTAAAAGAATTGTTGGATTTGAAAAAGAAGAAAAACTAAATCAGCTGTTCAAAGAAAAAGTTTGTAAAGACTTCAATATCTGTGACAAAGTTGAGATTCATGGGGAATGGACTGGAAATCTATACCCAGACACTGACGTTCTAGTTATGGATTGTGAGGGTTGTGAGGCCAAGTTACTTGAAGTTAAGGCCGAACGAAGTGATGAACAAAGTTCATCACGAAGTGAGTCAAAACTTGATATTTCACAACTTCAAAAGTATAAACAGTATTGCATAGCCGTACATGATTGGACAGAAAATAGATTCGAATTAATGAGAAAACTTTACGGAACAACTTTAACTTTTATAAGTGAAGATAATAGGGAATTTGTATTTTGTAAATTATGAAGAACAATAATTGTTTATAACTTTTGCATTTCCAGAAATATATATACCACCAGAATTCTTTTTACAAATTAAATTTTTAATTATTGCATAATCGTTAATTTTAATAATTCCAGAATTATTTTGAATTTTTAATGTTATAATGTTTGAATTCCCATTTATATTAATAGTTCCAAGATTTTGATTAATTAATAAATTGTTTACATAAGAATTATTATTGATTTGAATTGTTCCTAAATTATATTGTAAAATAAAAGAATTTACAGAACTAAAGTCTTGTAATTTTATAGTTCCATTATTAATATTCATTATAAGATTTGCAATTGTTCCATAAATAGTAATTGTTTGAAAATTATTATAAATTAGAAGATTTTTAACATAAACATTATTTTGAATTGGAATATCATCCATCAAATTTGCAATTAAGACATTTAAAAATGTAGTTGTAGATTTTAATAAATTATTAAATTCATTACCATAACAACTTAACAAGAAATATTGATTATAATTAAAAGTTAAGAGTTGATTAACGTTATATACTATATTATCAAATTGTAAAGATTTTACGATTTCATTTGACTGGACATACGACATTCTTTTTTGTAATTGCATTATTGAAAAATTCGCTAATTCTATAATTGCATCAATTAGAGAATTGAAATAATCTGTAGTTAAAGGAAGTCCCTTTCTAGCTTTAATTAAAGGTGTAAATGCATATGGCTGAAAGTTTTCATAGAAATTATAGAAATCAAGAATTGCATTATATATATTTTGTGGGTATTGAAATTGAGACAAATAATTTATGTATTTATAAACACTGTATGCTAGATAAAGGTCTTGTACAATTTCATTCCATAATTTTGATGAAATTAAAGAATATTTTTTTGGCGGAATTAATAATTTTGTAATTTGATAAAACGGTTTACATAAAATAAATTTATAAGATATTTTACATTCATTTGGGAAAAGAATTGAATATGGCAAATGATTATTTTCTAAAAAATCTATAACTTGTTGATTTGCAAGAAATTTTATATCTGTTGAAAAAAACGCACCGAAAAGGTGGCAATTACACGGTGTTATAAATTGTACAGACGTGTTATTCTGGATAAGAAATGCTTGACAAGTAGTAATTACTAAATAATTATTTAAATTGTCTAATGAAATAATTGAATAAATGGTATAATTACTACAACATGGTTGTGGTGTTGTAGATTGGATATTGTAACCTTGACAAAACCCAGTTTTTTCTTGTTGATCATAATTACTTTGTATAGTCATATTTTGAACTGGGGAAATTGTAGTATTCTGAAAAGTCATAGTTAAATTTGGAACAATTTGACAAGTTCCAACATTATAAAATTCAATTCCCTCAGGATAAATCAAAATTAACATATAATATCCTTGATAAAGTGATAAATCTACAATAAAATTTTGTCCGACTTGAGCAAATCCAAATTCATCTGGATTTACACAAAAATAATGTCCATAACCAAAATTAAATGGATATTTTGAGAATAGAAATATAACTAAAGAATTTACAGATAATGAAAATTGTAAAACATTAAAATTTACAGGATTCGATGTAAACATGGCTATTACTTCAAGAGATTGTACTGAAGGTAAATTTAATTGTACACAATAATTTGAAGACATTTTTTCACCATTAGGTTAAAATTGTTATTTCTTGTGGTTGAGAATTTATAGGCATTAAATTATTTGGCGGATAAGTCCTTACTCTCAACCAATAAACTATCATTCCATTTGGAGCATAAGATGCCTCATTATTTCCTACCATGATTTCAAAAGGCAGAGATGCTGTATTTGACGCCTCAACGATATATCCAGTAGTAATTTGATAGTTTTGAAAAGTATAATATAATGTTGAAGTATAGATATGTGACCAAATTGAAACAGGAAATAAATTGTTAGAAGGTGTAGAAAGATTTCCGTAAAAAGAATTTCCACCTTGATTTGACCTTACTTCTGCATTATTTCCACCTTCAAAATCTAGAAGTGTATATGTCCCTCCTTGAGAAGGAAATCCGTAACTAGAAGATAAATAATTGCTAAATCCCACCATATTCCAGCCCCAAGAATCTCCTGATGGACTTGTTGATTGTGTTCCATAATATTCAATTATAATTGGTGGAGAATACGAATTTACAGTAGCTATACCGTTTTCTCCTCCAGCTTCTGTAGTTCCGCCCTTTATTGTCACACCGTTATTAAATGTTACAGTTCCGTTGCTCTGATATACATTTATTCCATTTGGAGATGAATTACCAACAAAATTCCAATAATCTACAAATACATTTTCACCATTATCATATTGTGCATATACAGAAGTTAGTTGTGGTGCCATCCCAGTGTAAGGATATTGTATAGAATTTCTAACAAACATATATATAGTCAATGAACCATTAGCTGGAATTGAAATTGGTAAATTAATCCAAATATAAACATTTGTTAAATTAGAATTATAGCTTTCTATCCATGAATAAAGTGAAGTATTACAATTAATATCTAGACAAAATTGTAAATTTAAAAGTTGAGATGGATTGGATAAAATATTAGATAAATCTAGTTGTAATAATTGTTGAAATGGAGTTGGAGTTGGGTCTGATTGGTTGTTTGTTATAGTAATTGTATAAGCAGTTGTTGGACTTTGAATAAACCCAATCTCTAGACTTAATAAAGTTGGATCAGTAGCATTTAATTCAATTTCAGATGGAGAACTTGTTGTTATTTTTAAACAATTTTTAGGCATTAAATAAATCGCGTTATTTATCTGAACTGTAGAATTTCCTAAATTCTGAATTTGTATTTCTCTCCAAGTTTGTAGATAAGACGGGTCAAGATAATTCTTAATAAGTTCTTCAATAGTTGAAGTTCCAGAAAATGTAAATTGTGTTCCAGCAATTTGTGACGGAGTTACAATTTTTGAAATTACTTTTGGAATCAAAAGTTGTATTTGTCTATATATTTTTGACAATTGTATTTGAAAATTTGGAATTTGTGTTATAACATTTTGTAATTCTATAGAAGGTTTAATAGACATATCTAGAAATGGTTGTTGTTTCCCCTGACCAAAAGTATAAGCTTGAGGTTGAGATAAATTATGTAAAACGTTATATCCATTTACTTTTAAAGCTGAAACGTATAACATTTTTGCAATTATTTCATTTAGATTTTGTAAATTGTAATTTTGATAATATTGAAGAAGTTTTGCGGAACCATATTGATCCAAAAACAGAAGATTTTTGACAAAGTTATTCCAGTCCTGAAGTGTTAGATATTCTAATGGAAGTTTAAACTTGACTGGATATGGTGTAGGCATTAAATACATTTTATAAATTGACAAAAATAAAGTGACATAACTTATATATCATATTATGTATATTACTTGTCATTACTATTCTTAACTTTTTACGTTAAATTAGAAACAACACAATATACCTTATATTATATATATGGCATATTGTTAGTCTTTTCAAGTTTTGAAATTTTTCATATATTCTATAACTTTCATAATATCAAGATGTGTATCTTTTTGGATTTGTAATATGTAATTTTGGTCTTGTAAAATCTGTAATATTTTATCTTTGTTTTGTACAAAGAAATTATAAAGTTCTGGATGATTTTGATACCAATCATTTTTTCCATTTTTTAAATCATTATCAATTTCTCCAAGAAGAAACGCTAATTGTCTAACATCAATTTCTTTTCTAACTGATTTAAATATTACTCCTAGTACAGAGAAATAGGGTTTATACTTATAGAGACACATGTTAAAATTTCTTCCTTCTTTACAACTTACTTTCTTCGGATTATAAATTTTAGCTACTAAACCCTCAAGTCTTTCTTTAGTTATAATTTCAATTAAATCATCTATGTCAAGATAAAATTCTGGAAACCAATTCCAAATTGTACTATCTAATCTTAAGGGATGTACATATTTTCCAAGCTCTTTGTCAAAGACATCATATATGATAAATTGTGGAATTTCATTTGTATGGATTTGTAATGCTGACGTCTTTTTATGTACAAGTTCCCCATGAATTATATATTGTGAATGTTCTTTTAAATAATTTACAACTTCCTCAATTCCTGGAACTTTCATAAAGAGTTCTTGAAAAGATTTGTCATGAGGTATATCTTTTCTAGTATTTATTTCTAATATTCCTTGATATTTCAAACAAATATGTGTTCCGTCATATTTTATTTGATAATATACATCTTCTTCTAGATTTTTTAAATCTTGATAACTTATATTTTCAGCTTCGTAATGACATAGATTTGTTTGCATGGATAAGAATAAAAAATTACGACAAATTTATTTAATAATTACTTCTTAACTGCCAATTTAATAGAATTAATTGTATCTCCTCATCTGTAAGTCCATATTTTTTCAGTTGTTGTAGATATGATTGAGCTGTATTTAGATCAATTTTATGTTTCTCAAACAACAAATTGATTGTTTCTATAATTTGACTTACATATCTACTAACTCTTCTATTTCTAGCATATTCCATATAAGTATTCTGTAAATCTGATGGAATTTGGAATTCTGAAAATACTTTTTGTAGAAGTTGATTCGGATTTGATATATATTCAGAAATTTCTAAAGCTTTGGAAGGTGTAATATAAAGTTCTTGGTAACCCATTATTATTTTCTTAATTTGGGCTGATAATTTCAAAACACCAAGAAATGTCTCAGTAAATCCATATTGTTTCATTAGATTTTCTAATTGTGTATTCTGGATTCCATAAATTAGAGTATCTATATATTCCGTCTTTAAAGTATGTACATAAACGCCTATAAGTTCATGTTGATAAACATCTAGATATAGATTTATAAATTCTGAAGGAATAAATGATAATTCTACAAGTTTCTGAATTGGATAATTATACTTAAATGCCTTTTCTATTTCTTCAATTTTCGGGATATATCTTTTCCAAAGTTCTAGACCAAAACTAGTTACATATTGGTCTAACAAAATCTTTATTTGATTGTCTGGAATTCCTAATTTTTTCAATTCAGATTCTGCATTTCCTAAGTTTACGGGAATTTTCCCGACTCTGTAAAGTTGTCCTTCTATAATGTTTGAAATTATTGTATGTATATTGTAGAATGTTGGAGTATAAGTTTGTACAAACAAATTAGCTACATTTTTTTCCATTCCTAATTTCTCAAGTTCTTTAACGGCATTATCTGGCTTAATTTCTAGATTTCTTAGTAATGATTTTATATACTCAAGTCCTATTTCAAGTTGGTAAATTTGAGTTTCTGGAATAATCTCATAATCTACAACTTCCTTCGGTAATTTCTTGATATCTGTAACTATACCATGTCTTGCTAAAGTTCTATAATAATCCACAATTTTTGGAAAAACATATTCAAAGTAGAACTTTTTACTATACAAATCAACAGCTGTATTATCCTTAAGAATCTTTGATAATTCTGTAGCTAATTGTTTCTCATCATAATACAAATTCTTAGCTAAAGTTTCTATATAAGATAAATGTAATTTAGTAATTGGAATATTATAATCATTTTGTATTATCTCATTTACAAGATAATCGTTAATTTTCAATTTTCTTAATTCAGAATCAACAACTTTTGAGTCAACTAAGAAGTTTCTCAATTGTTCTTTTATAACTGATAATGTTGTAGATATTGTAATTTCTTGATTTACATAATTGGAAAATATATCTTCAAATTCCTTAATTACGCCAATTGAATGTAATTGTTTTTTAATCTCATCAAATGACAGATATCCTTTCTTTCCAAGATTTTCTATCTGTGAAATCTGGTATTTTATTAAACGTGATGTTTGATATTCAAAAATTACTTCAGAAATTATAGATGAATCAAATCCAATAGTTTTTAAATCTTTTTCAGCATTTCCAGGAGTAATAACAAAGTTTTCTAGTTTAAATTGAAATTCCTTTAGGAGATATTGTAATCTAATATATTCTAATTCAAAGTCAAGAACTTCTAGAGCTACCTTTTCGTTAAATTTATTAGCTTTTAACGTTTCTTTTATTTTCTTTTCGTCAAAAATTCCTAATCTAGTAATTTGTTGTAATTGTCTAAGTAAAAGTTCATTAGCATATACAAGTTGTGATTGTTCTATCATTACGTCAAAAACGTCTTGGACTTCTTTAGGATAATTTAACTCCTTAAATAATTTCTTGATTGTGGATTCTAAATATTTTAAGTCTACATATGGTCTTCCGAAATTTGATAAGGCACGTGATAATAGACTTCGTAAAAATTGTCTCACAATTCTTTGTACAGCATATTTATACTCAAGAGAGAAAACTTTTAGAAATAAATCTCTACCAGCTAAATTAACATTCTGTATAATCTCGTTATAAGCGTCTTCTGGAGAAACTACAAATTGTCTTATTCCTTGTTCTACAGCTCTTTGTAGAAGTTTAGCTGTCTGATTTTGATACATTAATTTAGCAGTTTTTGGAGTTATTAAGTTATTAAATGCATATTGAGAAACTGAAGAAATATCTAAAATTCCATATTGAGAAGCTTGAATAACATCGCGGATATTTACAGATTTAAATAATGGATTTCTGGGTACAAAATCATCTATTGGAGATTCAAGATAAGCGTTAGTAAACCATGCTGGATAACCTGTCAGAAGTATTGTTTCCCTAAGGTGGTCTTTAATCTCATCAAATGATCTTACAGCTACCCAATTCGCAATTAATTGGAAAGGCGGGTCTGCAAACGGTAAATCCCCAAGTCCAATTTCGTTAAAAATTTCTCTAGCCGAAATCTTGAAATCCGAAACAAAAGGTTCCTTAATAAATTCTCTAAGTGTTTTTTCAGCCTCTTCTCTAACTTCTTTTAAAAAATCAACAGCAGAATCAGCAAATGCCTCTACAATTTCTCCAAATTTTATCGGGACTTTCCCGCCCAATCCAACTGGAGATAAGTCAATTTCAATTTCTGGAAGAATTTTTGACAATTTTTCCGTAATTTTTGGTAAAAACTTTCCAATTACAATTGGTGTAGCAAAAGGTGTAATAAATTGTGCAATTTGAGAAATTCCAGCTCCAATATGACTCATATTCTGTCCAAATCCAGTTAGAAAATCTACAGCAATTCCAGCTAATATTCCTGAAAATGCATTAGCTATACCAGTGAAAAATCCGTAAGCGTCATTAACGAACTGAGACGCTATATTTGCCAGGTCTTGGAATATGCCTACAATTTGTTGTTCTAGCCATGTTAGAAATCCAGTTATTGCGGGAATTGCGGTTTGTACAAAATTTTGTAGAACTTGTAAGAAATTGTTAGCAATTTTTTGCATAAATGTTGGAATATCTGAAATTGCTTGACCTAAGAAACTTGCAATATTTTCAATATCTTTAACAATTGTATTAAAAAAGTTTATAAAGTCAGAAGCTAAAAAATTTGTAAAATTTTCGAGAGCTGACAATTCATCTGAAAAAAATGTTCCTAAATCTCCTAAATCCAATATGAAACTCATATTATTATTATATTCGTTTTGTTAATATTAATTTTTTAATGTCAAAGTAAAAATTTGTAAATGTCAAAAAATACAAAATTGTCTTTTCTTTTAATTCTACATATGATATTTTTTCTTAGATTAGAGGTAAAAAATTGTAATGGTAAGTATATAAATCACCTTTTAAACTTTTACCAAAATATTTTTAAACCCTTATCTCTCGTTATTTTTGTTTTTGTAAACGTTAATTTACGTAAAATAACGGCGTAAAAAGGTTTTTAAAGAAAAAAATTTTAGTTCGAAAGGTATAACCCAAATTTGTTATCTCTTTAAACTGAAATTTTTCCAAAATATCTTATCATTTGAAAAATTAACCCAAAATTGAAAAAAATTGAAATTGTTTTTATTATCAATTAAAAATTGTAAGAAATTAAAACAAGTAAATTTTGTTGATTACCCATATAATAAACATTATGAATATGTCTTTTAGGTCAATATTTAACTTAAAAATTATAATGTTAAAAAAATGAAAAAAATTTAAATTTAGGATTTTTCTTCTTCCTCTACTTTCACTTGCATTTTTCTCATTTCTTTAACAATTTTTACAACTTCTAAAGCTTTTTGGAAAACTTCAGATTTTCTAACATTTTCATCATCACATGTCGCTAAAGCCATAGTCAAATCGTCAAGAGCTAGATATAGTTTAGCTATTGTCTCTGTATTCGAATTTGACTTTCTTTTGTTTTCTGACATCTTGAGTCAGATTATAAATTATGACACTTTTATGTTTTTTATAATGTACAATTACTAACGGTCTACATGAACAAAAACTAAACATCTCACAAAATTCAAACAGTTTTTCTATTTGAAAAATATCTACAATAACGAAATCTTTAGATGTGGATTTTACTTCGATTGGAAAAATTGTATTATCTTTCGTAGCTATGATATCTGGAATAGCCTGTTTTCCAGTTCCAGATACTGGTATTCTGATAGCGTTATAACCATTTTTATCTAAAAACTCTAATGTTTTATATTCATAATATTTTCCAGATTGTCTAATATTCATCAAAACAAATTTAGAAATTATGACATATTTATGTTTAAATTTGTCATAAAGAAATTTTTATAATGATTGGACATGAATAAGGATTTGGAAAAAATTATAGAAACTTTTAAAGAAACATTTAGTTTAAGTGAGAAAGAAGTAGAAGAAATAAGAAAACAAGTCAGTTATCTTGACTATTCATTTTTTGATATATTGTCAAATTATAAAGAAGAAAGAATGAGATTATCATCTATAATTATTTATTTTGGATATGTTTTAGGTTCCCTTTTAGATGATGAGAAATCACTTGAAATATTTCTAGCAATTTTAGAGGCTGTATATACAGTTAAAAAAATTAGAGAAGAAATGAAATAATTTTTTATTTCTGTACACATAACTTATATTTTCCGTCTTTATAAACAAAAATATAAATTGCATTTTCTATGTAACGTTTAAAGTCTTCTTCATTTAAAGTTAATCTTTTTATATGTTCATCTTCTATTTCTTCCCATGTTTTATCATCTAAATTTATAGCAAACTCATCTACAATATCATCATCTGTTAGTACGCTTATGACATCTAGATATAAATCATAATTTCCTTCCTTAAAACATTCTAAATTCTCAACTTCTTTATCTATAATTACTACAGATGTCATTTTAACCATTTCACGAAAATTGGATGTCCAGTCCTGTTTGTCTTTCCTACTTCTTGAAATCCAGCTTTCTTGTACAAAGCGTTAGAATGACCTGGAAATCCCAAAGTCCATAGGACTTCAAATCCGTCATTCTTAAGTTTTTGTGATAAGTCAATTAGAAAATTTACAGCATAATCTCCTGGAGCTGTTTTCGTAACTCTTCTAATAAAATATGATCTGTCAGATGGAATATTATGATGTTGAGCTATATAACGGAAAGGAGTGTTGTCATGAAGCCAAGCTACAGCTACAATAAAATCTTGTTCTCCGTCGTTAGCTATATACATGAAATATCTAGAATTTTTTCCAGCTCCCCCTCCCATTGGCATTTTTTGAGAATGATAATAGTTTATTAACATTCTAACAAATTTTATAGTTTTTTTATCTTCTGCCTCTTCAATTCTAAACTTAAGTTCCATATATTTTCAAAACAAATTATGACAAATATATACTTATTGTTGTGAATATAATTAGGACAAATTATGTTTTCTCTTTAAAATTTATGTAAGTTTTCAATAATATTTCAATTATGGGAAAGAGAAGAGGTAATAGAAATATAGCATCTATGAAATATCATCTATACAATAAAGTGTTAAATAGAAAAAATTTCCCAGCTTTTTCTGTAATGTTTAACGCTGGAGTTGAATCTGTTCTTCCAACTCCGTTAGAGAATATTCAAGTTCCTCCTGGAATAAATACTAATTATGGAATTGCTTACGCTACAATTATTTCATCTTTACTTTCTGCATTAAACAATCTAGCAATTTCTACGTTTAACAAAAATACAAATGTGCAAAGTTTTCTAAAATTAGGACAAAGTTCAATATTCTATTCAAATTTTGGACAGATGTCTGGAATTGATTTCGTTAATAAATTCACACAGCTTTATGATGATTATGTAGACCTTTGTCATGTCTTATATCAGCCAGCTGTATTTGATGAGACATATTTTGACCTCTCTGTCTTCCAGCCAGCTTTTGCTATTGAAAATAGAAATGAGGCATGTAAAAAGATAGAAAAATATTTTGATAGTTTAACACATTCAAATGTTTCTATAGATTTAACGACACTTGGTTTTGGATATACTAATATTCCAAATGTAGACAATTACTCATTTTCAAATATTCAAAATACTGGAATTTCAGATTTGTTAAATGCACTTAATTTAAATTTTAATCAACTTCCAGATTTAGCTAAATTTATAGTCTCATTTATTCCAAATCTAAACGACATAATAAATAGTGGATTTGCTTTAGACGTCGGATGGTTAGACAGATGTGTTTTAGCTCCAGAAATCAAAGAAACTTCAAGTTACAAAGTACAACTTAGAAACGGCATGATTTTGCAAAACTTTGCTAATGTTTTCGGTATGGTTTTAGATTATGTTCCTCTTGACTTAGCAATTTTAATTCCAGAATTTAATCCAAATGATGTAACTCTTGACAATTTAATTTCTATATTAACAGCTGATAAAACTGTTATTTCTATTTTCGGAAACCTATTCAAACTACATTTATATGACCCATCTCCTGGCGGAGTAAACATAACTTACAGTTCAGAAATTGAAAATTATGCTGTTTCATACCAACAATATCTTCAAATACAAAAAGTTGTAAATAGAAAATATTCAAACGTTTGGTATGCTAAAATGATAGCCTCAGCAATTTTAGAAATTGCCAGATATCCGTATCAACAAAACTACAGTTATTCGACTGGAAAAAGGACACTTCCATATTCTGAGTTTTTGAATTATTGGAAAACAAAATGGAAATTCTACGGAGTTACAGATGAAGATTTACAATTTGCTCAACAATATGGTGAGAAAATACAAGGACAAGCCAAAATAGAAAATTCCTTAAAATTAGCTCAAAAAAGTGCAAAAGCTAAAGAATATAAGCCAATCTTTTACTACAAAAACTTTAAAAATATAGCTCAGAGATAGAAAAAGTGAGATTATGATAGTTAAAAAGAAAAAAGGTTGGAATTTTGACCCAAATACTTATAACAGAAAATTTTATATCCCTTACAAAATTAACAAGAAGAAGATTTTAGAAATATTAACTAGTTAGTTAAAAAAGATGATAGTCATGAGAATTATAAAAGATGGAGAATAATACTATTTAGAAATAGAAAATAAAGATGATTTTGAAAAGTTAAAAAAAGATTTACTTAAGAAAATTGAGGAAAAATAAAAAAGAAAAATAAGTTAAGATTTTTCAATTTTTATCATAAATAATTCACAAAGCAATATTCATTATATCATCAATATGACATATTAGATTTGTCTCTTTTTATTACAGATTTTGCAAAAAAATAATTATGTCTATGAAAGATGAATTTTCAAATATTTTCGGAGCCGTAAGAATTGCAATAGACAAAATTAGAGAACTAGAAAATAGAGGTCAAATTTACGGTCTATCTCGTTATCTATCACATTCAATTATTGTCCTAAAAAATGCAGAAATTCCTATGATAGTCGATATGTATATCCCAGGATTTACTTTCTATTTCCAGTTTCTTATAGCAAAAGATAAAAAAACTAACACAATCTTTATAGCAGATTTTCGTGTAGTTTATCCACAACCTTACGCTAAACAAGTAGAATCAACAAATCAAAAATTCAAGGAAGATGAAAATCTTGATTTAGATAGTTTGAGAGATGAGATGGAGGGATTAGGGGATGAATGAGATAACTCTTATTCTCACAGTAATTTCTACATTTGTAACTACATTATTCGCAATTGTTCAACTTTATATAAAGATAAAACAAGCTTTAAAAGATGCTGTAAAAGAAATAGTAAATTCTGAATTACAAAACTTAAAAATCCAGATTGAGGAGTTAAAGATAAATCAGAATGAGTTAAAGAAACAAATAGAAGAAATTAAAAAGAAATTGGACTAAAATCTCAAAATATTTTTTATTTGTCCTATTTTATTTTTTTATTTAAGTG